TTACCTATCTAAATTACCGGACAGACTAGAGCAACTCGTCAACATTGCGGACGCAGAATTAAATAGCGATAGGGTTCCTAAATCAAATATGAGACGTAGTAGCGGGTTGCATAGCAAAGAAGCTGAAGTTGATCAATACAGTTGCATAATTGGAAGCATCCCACCAAAGCCAAATATGCGTAGACCCTACGCAAGTAAAAGTTCAGTACACCTCAAAGAAAGCGCGAGAGATTTTGTTAAAGCGATGACGTTAGCGGGTATTGAAGCTTTAAATTTACTAAAAAAAATATCGCCAGACTTATTCGACATTCATAAAAAATCAGTAGAGGAAAGGGTTCCAGAAAAATGGCGATTCGCTGATCTTTTTACTTCGAGCATTTCGAACTACAACATTTCCGCGCCGATTCATCAAGACAGACTCAATGTCAAAGGTGCGGTTAATCTGATAATTACCAAACGTCGAAATAGCACTGGTGGGAATCTTTTTATCCCTGACTACGACTTGACGGTAAACAGTTTAAATAATTCGCTATTGGTATATCCCGCATGGCGAAATATGCACGGCGTTACGCCAATCGTGCCTACTCATACAGGCGGTTATCGCAACAGTTTGATTTGGTACGCCCTAGACCGTTTCGGCAATTTTTAGAGGTTTTGCGCCATGGATGACACAAAAAACAAAGGCGGCAGACCACGCGCTGAAATTAACTTAACTCAAGTTAGGACTTTAGCGGGATTGAGCTGTACGGAACCCGAAATCGCTTCGGTCTTAGGAATCAATTACGCCACTTGGAAACGACACAAGAAACAAGACCCCGAGATAGCGGAAGCAGTAGAACAAGGCAAGCAATCAGGGAACGCTTCACTTAGACGGATGCAGTGGAAAACCGCAGAAGAAGGCAACGCAACGATGCAAATCTGGCTCGGTAAAAACCGACTCGGACAAAGCGATAAACAACAGATTGAGCAACACCAGATCGAACGATTGGTAATCACACGCGATGAAGGAACGGAAACACATTCTGACGCAGAAGCAATGGGAAGTTCATCAGAGTCGAGCGAGGTTTCGGGTATTGGTAGCGGGTCGGCGGTTCGGAAAGACCTATCTCGCCCTCACTGAATTACTAAATGCTTGCGCGAATGACAATCAAACAGCTTGGTACGTTGCCCCGACATATCGTCAGGCAAAACAAATTGCGTGGAAGGAGCTTAAACGAATGACTCCCGCAAGCGTTATCGCTAGTTCAAACGAATCTGATTTAAGTCTGGAGTTAATTAATGGATCGACCGCCGCACTTAGGGGCGCAGATAACTATGACAGTTTACGCGGTGTTGGTCTTGATTTCTTGGTCATGGACGAATTCGCTGATATGCACCCCGATGCTTGGGCAGAAGTCCTTCGGCCAATGTTGGCAGATAGACAAGGTCACGCGCTATGGATCGGAACGCCCAAAGGGTACAACCATTTCTACGATCTCTATCGCTATGCGGAATCAACGGATGGATGGGAGGCTTGGCAATTTACAACGGCTGACGGACTCCGCGTGTCATCCGATGAAATCGAAGTCGCGATGCGTGACATGGGGGAACGCGAATTTAAACAGGAGTTTCTTGCGACTTTCGAGGCATTAGCGGGTAGGGTCTATTCGAACTTTGATAACGCCGAAAGCGTTGCAGACGTTTCCGATATTGGCGGTTCGTTACTGGTCGGGATGGATTTCAACGTTGACCCGATGACCGCAGTTATATCTGTTCGCGTTGCCGATCAGCTTCATGTGATTGATGAAATCTTAATGAAAGATAGCAACACCGAGCTGATGACCGAAGAATTAAAAGAGCGTTATCCACGCAGACCTATCACTGTTTATCCTGACCCATCTGGACGCGCTCGTAAGACTTCCGCGCCGGTTGGTCGCACCGACTTTGCGATACTTGGAAACGCGGGTTTCGAAGTCCGCGCACCTCGTAATGCACACCCAGTCATTGATAGAATCAACACTGTTCAAGCGGCATTAAAAACAGCCGATAACAAACGCAGATTATTTATTCATCCTCGCTGTAAAAACGTGATCCGATCTTTGGATGGACTGACGTACATAGACGGATCGCACCAACCTGACAAATCAAGCGGGTTGGATCATATCGCAGACGCAATCGGCTATCTCGTAATGGGAGAGCTTCCGTTGCGCCGAAACATAGAACCAAGACGACCTCAACGGTGGAGTTAGAATGGCAAACGAACATATCTCTCAAACCGGTGCTAACTACGATCATTATTCAATGCGATGGGAATTCCTGTTGCGATCTTATATCGGTGGAGACGATTATAGGAAGGGTGAATATCTAACGAAATACAAGCTTGAGTCGGAGCAAGATTATGAAGAACGGTTAAATCAAACGCCGCTCGATAATCAAGCAAAAAACGTAATCCATATTTATTCTTCATTTCTTTGGCGTGATAACCCGACACGCGATTTCGGGTCGATTGAATCTGATCCCGCGTTGGAGCCTTTCTTGGTAGACGCTGACCACGATGGCAGATCGTTTAACGCAATCATGCGGGAGGCAACTATCTGGTCGAGCGTTTACGGTCATTGTTGGTTGCTGTTAGACAAACCAAGCATTGAAGCGGCAACCCGAGCAGAAGAACTCGCCGCCGATATTCGCCCTTACTTAACTTTGATTACTCCCGAGAATGTTTTCGATTGGGCATACGAACGCAATCCGTCAGGTGCGTATCACCTTTCATATCTCAAGGTTCGTGAATCAGGTGATCGCAAGATTTTTAAAACAGAAACGAAAAGACGATTCCGCGTATGGACACCCGAAACGATCGAGCTATGGGAAGCGGAAAGCGAAAAGGAACCAAAGCTACTTGAGCGAATGGATAACCCGCTTGGCGTGATTCCCGCCGTTTGTGTTTACGCGCAACGATCTTCTGTTCGCGGTGTAGGTAACTCGGACATTTCAGACGTTGCCGATATTCAACGAGCGATCTACAACGAGCTTTCGGAAATCGAACAGTTGATTCGTATCGCTAACCATCCGAGTCTTGCCAAGACAGATTCAACCGAAGCAAGCGCGGGTGCGGGTTCCGTTATTCAAATGCCTGATGATCTGGATGCGGGGCTGAAGCCGTACTTGCTACAACCGAACAGCAGTAACCTTGATGGCATACGCGCAAGCATTGAAGATAAGGTTAAGGCGGTTGACCGTGTTACGCATCTCGGCGCAGTCCGAGCCACCGAGAAAGCGGCAAAGAGTGGCGTTGCGTTACAGACAGAATTCCAAATGCTGAATTCGAAGCTTTCGGAAAAGGCTGACTTGCTTGAACTTGCTGAAGAACAACTATGGGCATTCTGGTGTGCTTGGCAGAATCGTGAATGGGATGGCGTTATTGATTACGCGGACTCGTTCGACCTTCGCGACTATCACGCCGACCTAGAGTTTCTACAGATGGCAAGGGCGAGCGGGTTACAGAGCGGGACATTTTTGCGATCAATAGATAAACAGATCGCCGCCTTGGTTGTAGACGATGACGAGCTTCAGCAAGCGTATGGCGAGATAGAACAGCAACGCATTGTTGGTCAGTTTAATACGGAGGCTGAGATTGCCTAACGCCGCGCAAGTTGACCGTCTTGCTCAAGCGCATGATCGCCTGATTGACGGATTAGATAAACAGCACAGCACTAATCTTGAATCGGTACTTGAAGAACTAGAGCGACAGCTTGAAAACATTGTCGGCAATAAACCGTTATCACCGCAAGAAGCTATCAAGAAACGAGCGGCGATTGAAGCGGCGATTCGGGGCGTGTTTCTAACTTGGGCGCATGACAGCGTTGACGAGTATGAAGTACCGGCGCGGAATGTCGTTTCATTGTTACAGAAGCTCGGAGCGAAGGAAGGTTGGACACCGCAAGACGCTGAAACCGTTAATCAGTTGAAGCGGGTCGCCTTCTCAGGTTATGAGGACATTGCGCAAAGGTACGTCGAAGTGCTTTCTAACGGTCTTTATATGAACTCGCTTACTGGTCGCCCGATGTCAGATACGGTGCGGGAAATGAAACAAGCCATTAACGGTGTTTATGCGCGTTCTGATTCTGAAGAAGCGCAACGGCTCGTTGACTTCATCCGTGAAAACCGAGATGACCCGAGATACGCCGCGCAAGTTGATGAAGCTATCGGAAGGTTGCACACCGAGTTCGCTAGGGATGCCGCCGGTAACAATCTCCGCAAGTATGCGTTTCAGCAAGCTCACGATGCTATTCGTCAATTCAACGGATCGTTTACTGCCGCGCAAGCTGAAGAAGCGGGACTTAATCATTTCAAGTATTACGGCGACATTATCTCTACGACTCGACCTTTCTGTAAAAAGCTTCTCGGAAAAGTTTTAAGCAAAGAAGAAATCGAAGAGATATGGGCGAATGAAACATGGGCGGGTAAATCAGCGGGTTCACCATTCGAGGTTCGTGGTGGATACAACTGCCGCCATAACTTTACACCTGTGAAACCGGAATGGGTGACGTAGACCCGAAAGGGGAAATCAAGCAACGAAACTGGGTAGCGAAACATGGCAGAAGATTCAATAGAGCAACAAGACATCGTGACAGAACCAAGTACCACCGAAAGCAAAAGCACAGAAGCCGAGAAGATGTTCACGCAAGCGGAGATGGACGCGATAGTGAAAAAGCGTTTGGACAAACGGAACCGTGAATTCGAGCGCAAGTATGACGGCGTTGATCCCGAAGAATATCGGGCGATGAAGTCAGCGCAAGAAGCTGAAGAGATGGAAAGGCAAAAAGAGCGCGGTGACTTTGAAAACGTAATGAAGCAGACCGTTGAGAAGTGGGAGTCGAAAACGAACGCACTCCAAGACGAGCTTCGGAAAGTCAAAGTGGATGGTTCGTTACTGTCGGCGGCAAGTCGCGGTAAAGCTATCAACGCCGAACAGGTTGCTAACCTTCTACGACCTCATGTCCGCATGACTGAGGACGGATCGGTTGAGGTGGTAGATACTAACGGCTCGGCAAGATACGATGACCACGGCGCACCGCTAACGCCTGACACGCTCGTTGATGAGTTTCTATCTAGTAACCCCCACTTCGTTGCCGCAACGCCGTCAGGCACTGGCTCAACGTCCTCTATCGGTGGCGGTCTGGATAAGAAAGGCGTAATGGATATGTCGCACGAGGAGTATCGCGAATGGCGTAAAACCCACCGCAATCAATCCAAGAGCTATATCAAGATGGCATAAAAAAACCCCCCTTGCGGGGGGCGTGGTATCATCCACTTACAATTTAGCGATTGTCCATCTTAGATGGGAAAGGCGGGGGGTAAAACCTCTGCCTTTTTTTTAGAAAAATAATGACCCACCTTTTTCCGATCTAGCAAAGTGTAGATGCTTTGGGAGTTTGAAGTTTGTTTCAACTTCATCCCTTAAAGCTTCATCTTTGAAAGCAATCTCGAATCTATCTTCAATTTTAAAGTCTTGCGAATCTAAAGTTTCGCAAACTGATTCGATACCACTTCGCCTTTCTTTTGCTATCGCTTCTCGGAAAGCTTTGACCTCTTTTTTGTGTTTCCTTCTTTTCGCTTCAGAATCACACTTCGGGCAAAAATCTGCAACCATCTTCGCCTTCAATTTTTTCTCGGCGGGAACAGTGTAGAAAACTTTTAAAAGGTAACGCCATTCACCACTATACGGAACG